ATGTCCCTGTTCCTGTTGTGGCGAGATTCCGCGCTCCCAAATTAACGTCCTTTGCCGCGCCAACGTAAGGAACAAAACTCGCGTTCAAATCAGCCGAAAAGACTTTCCCGCCAAAAGTAATGTTCCCCAACCCATCAGTGTATATCAAACCCAAATCCGTATTAAAAGCATCAAATGTCCCAATCCCCCTTGCAGTGAAATCCTTTCCGACCCACCCATATCCCCTGACATTCAGGTCCCTTGTCCCATTAATATCCCCCGTGACAAATAGATTGGAAGCGAATGCCATTGGCATCATTAACATGATAATGCCAATCAAAACCGAAAATCCTGTTCTCATTTTTTATCCCCAATAAAAAACCTGAATATAAAACTCATTATAAACTTCCCCATTAAAGGTAATCACTGAAACGCCCCCAACAGTCGCCTTGGCGTAATCCGTTCCTGGGTATTGAAAACCCCCTTGGGCGTAAATTATTTCGTTCAGCGAAACCCCACTCATAGTTAATGCCCTTCCAGTTCCTCCTTCTGCCCCCGAGCAATCGCTTCCCCTTGCCAGCATGAACTTCGGGGCGGCATAAGAATGGAACGAACCCGCCTTTATCAGCAAGACATTCACCTTCCATACGCATACGCTACAGCTTCCTTAATATCATAAAATTTCTTTCCCGGCTTCATCGGGAGGAACGATGACATCGGGCTTACCGAATCGGACATCTCAATAACCTTCGAGTCCCTCTTGACCAAAGCCAAATCATATATTGGCACAAAGGAATCATGTGGCCCCTCGCTGTCGCCCCAAATAAAATGGAGCGGCTTGTCAAGCTTGTGCATCTTGGTCAGCCTGGCTTCCACCGCCCGCTTGATAAAATCCGAAGGGCTGGATAACCTAAATATGATATCAATGTCATTGTATCCCGGTTTCTCTGCAGCCGACCCCACTATAGAAGCAAAATCCTTGATTATGATTGCATCCTTAAATTCCTTTGAAATCGAGACGGCAGGGGAAGCAGACAAACTCTTTCCAATCTTGGCGGAAATCTTATCGAATACTTTTCTGGTTTCAGGGGCATAAGTTTCAGGATGGAATTCAAGCCCTCTTCGGGCCATCTCTTCCATAATGAGCTGAATCAGATTCTCTATTTCCTCAATACTGTGCCTAAATGACGGGTTCTTTTGCTTGGTGCTCCACCAGGCAAGGGCAATCCTGAAATCATCGGCAAGAACCTTGTTGTCGACCTTATGCGGATCATAGCCAACAATATTTTGGATAAGCTCTTCCGCCAAGAACCGGACATCAGAAGAAAATAAGTTCGCGCCTTTATTGGCCGCTATTTGCTTGGGGGGGTCAAATCTCTTCACCAAATCGAATGGATACGCGAAGAATTGCTTCTTCCCTTTCCACAATGATTCCCTCTCATTATCAGTGACCTTGTGGAATTCGGAAAGCTGCCTGAATTTCTCCAAGGTGATGGGAACAACCTTATTTATCCGGATTACCCCATAACACAAATTCCCGCCAATTAAATAGTGGTCCTTCCCGGCAACACCATTGTAGCCAACCGGATCGACAATAAGTTTCTTGGTCTTGGTCCAAATCATCTTTGCCTGGTTCTCCGGAAGGTAAATTCCCGTGGTTGTGCTAAGAAGCTCCGATTCAAACATCTGCCTTCACCGGAAGATCTTCCATGCCCCTGATTAGTTGCTCAATGGCCGGATCGGGAGTTATGAGCCCAGCCGCAACATAGCTTGTCAGCCGCTTTGCTTTGCCATCAAGCTCCTCAATAGAAACTTCACCCCACTGGATCTTTACCGGACTAACCTTATTACCCTTCGCAATTGGTTTGATAATTTGCTTTTCTATCGTGCTGGTTGTGCGCCTTATGATATCCTTAAGGGTAAGCTTTGCCAAAGCCTCCTGCCTGTTAAGGGTAGAGCGATTTGTTTCCTGCCCGCCACCCGTAGCCAGGGCTTTAGGCAATCCGGTCCCGGTGACAATCTGGTCTATGTAATAATCCAAATGCTCCTGCAGTTTCTCCGGGCTGCTGGCTTCCAAATAACTTACTTTAACCCAATAAGGGACTCCAAATACGCCCATGTGATTCATATTCTTAACCTTGTCGATTATTTTCTGTATCTGGTCTGGATTAGGCTCGTGGGCCGGGTCCCCAAGCTGCACCAATATCCTTGGGAATCCTGAACGGTTAACCGCATTGGCCAGCGCCTCTTCCATATTAAGCTTGCGAACCACGGTCTGGTAGGTCGGCTCAATCATCCCCGTGCCATAAAATCCATCCCCGATGGTATAAAGCTTGAAATGGGTTATGGAATTAGGCATAAAAAAAATCTGATTCTTCTGAAGCACAACTTCCTCTGGGGGGTTTATTTGGTCTTCAATCGTGTATTCGTATGGCATAGTTTCCACATAGCCAACCGGGTCCCCGAACTTATCCAAGACAATCTTATCGTTCCTGTCCTTCGCATAATCCATTTTCTTTGGGTCCACAAGCTGAAGGTCTACAATCTGGTTCTTATCCCGCTTTGCGGGAATCTTTTCCACCCAGGCATCCCCATAAACCATCTGAAACTTGAACACCGAGGTGAGGAGTTCTGTCCATTCCAGCTCCCCACCCCTGGAACCAATGCTCTCAAAGAAGTCGGCAAAGAAAGCCACTGATTCCGAATCGCCAACCAGCTTGTATCCGGCGGCCATTATTAACTGGGTTGTCTTGTTTATGGCATTGAAAACATTTGGCTCTGATTTGTAAACCATCTCAAGTTCGTCCAAGGGAACACGCTTGAGCTCGGGGGTGGTCTTCTTCCCAAGCGGGGTAGACTCAACAACAATCTTGTTTTTGGCAGAAAGATTTGCGGTGTACGCACCATAATCGAAATTAGATTCCGGCTTTGCACTGCCGAATAGCCGTTCTCTAAGCCCCAAAATTAAATCACCATCCCGGGAGGGTTGCGTAAAGCGATCGCAGATTAAAATACTCTTTGGTGCGGTTCCAATATTTAAGGTTATGCTCCAAAGATGCAGTCATCCATCATTTTTCGGGGTGTGACAATGTCTTTTACCGCCAAAGCGAGTGACATCACCATGTCATCGTGGTCTACTATGCTCTTAAACGTCTCAGTCCCAGAAGGGGTTTTAGTCGCCCTGAAACTGCTAAGCTCGAATATCAACCGACTCCCAACGTCATTCTCCGACATAGCAGGAATAACAAGGCGTTCAGTTTCCACAAGCCTGCGCAGGTTCATCAGCATAAGGTTCCTATTTGCAGGCCTGAAGTTCTGGGCATCAACAGTAATGTACTGCTCCCGGAGCTCCTGAACAAACTTAGCCCCGACACCACTTTCATCCACAATTATCTTAGCAGCCTTGAAATACTCATTGAGGTTTTTTATATTTTCCGTGTGCCCAACATTCCCCCTGAACCTAACAATCTTCCTAATCACTATCGCGTTCTCGATTTCCTTAATGGTGCCGTCAGCAAGGTGCTTCTGATAAGGTGCGGAGAGGGCATCCACGACCGTGAACACATTGTAATCCCCGCTTGCCGCCACAGACATGGCGAAGTCGCATCCAATATAAGGAACGCCACTAGCATCATAACCGAAGTCCAATCCATAATCCAGGCAGTTCAGAATCATCTCCTGGGGGTAAAGCATATCCCCCGTGGAACGTGGCCTGCACATGTATTCCCTTTCAAAGCGGTAGTCCGTCATCGTGTTCCTGATTTCGGACAGGGTCTCCATTGAGAACATCTCCGGCCAAAGGGTGCCAATCCATTTCCCATTGGAATCCTCAATTACCGCTGATTTCCTGACCGTAGACCATCCGCCTTTCTTCTCAATGTCCGTATAAAGATCATCCTGAGATTGCGGAGTGCCAACCACAATATGCTGGCAGGAATGGATTTGCCCCCTAGGATAGAATATTCCCCAAAAGATTTCCTTGCTCTGGACCATATCCATGATATTATCCTCCCTAAGAAGGTCATCATAAATTATGATATTGGGATGCATCCCCCTTGCGGTGGAATTGAATGGCTTAATAAAATAGGTGTTGTTGTTGCTGGTGACAAGCTGGCTCTTGTTCCAAGTCTCAAACCTGTTTGTGGGAAGGAGGTGCTGGAAGAACTCATTGGTCTCAAGCTCCCTCTGGACCTTGGCAAGGATCTTCATGCTTTGGTCAATTGAGGAAGAGACAAGGCAAATCTCAATTCCCTGGTCCTTGTAAAGTCTCCAAAGCGGGTAAGCAATTGAGAAGATAGTGGTCTTGCTGTGCCCGGTCGGGATTACAATGCACAGGTACCTGTTCTGCAGGGGAAGCATGCACAATTCGGAATGGTATCCCGTTTGGGAGAAATCCAGATTCAGGACGTGCCTGCAGAAGAACTCGAAGTTGGCATTGCACTTCATCAGGAAGTCGGAATCACGAAACTGGGGGTTTGTGCTCTGCCGCATATGCCTGCGCCTTCTTGCTGGATAACAATTTTGCGTTTCTCCATTTAATAAACTCGTCTATAAACTCAGGGGTGGGCTTGTTGAAGATGATTTTCCCCCCCTTGAATTCCACTTCCATGTCCTGGTACCAGGAATAAACCTGCTTCTTGAATGCCGCAGCGAAGTCGGAGATGTTAACCATGTTGACATTGCCACCTGCACGGATATTCACGGAAGACTGGAACTTTCCCAGGCATTTGATTGCTATGACAAGCTGGTCTTTAAGCTCCCGCATGACAAGCATCTGCTCGAAATACTGCCCCGTGCCCTCATAGTAACGGAGAAGGGCCTTGGTCTTGGAGGCAAGGGATTCAAAATCCAGCTTAACCCGGTCAAAGGATTCAAGCATGTAGTCATTGACTTCGCCCGTCTGGTAGGAAATGAGGGCCTTTACAGGAGCCTTCTCCTTGAATTCGGAAAGGGCCTTGAGGGAGACAATGTAGCCCTCCTTGTCCAGGAGCCTCTTGGTCTCCGTGAGGTTGTAGGACTTGATGAACATCAGATCGTTCGCCCTGGACTGCCAAGATTCAGCAGACATTAATCACACCACCTAACCTCAAATTCCCTGCTGTGCTTCCGGGAGTATTCCAATTCCCCGGCCTTCTTGTTCCACCTAGACTTCCGGGCATATTGGGTGTGGGGCCTGTTCTTCTTGTCTCGCCTGGCCTGTACCCCGGTGCATTCTTTCCCGTGAAGGGGGCCCCAAGGCCTCCCGAATCCCATGCCCATATGGAGGTATTGTGTGCACTCGGGCATATAAAGAAATAGGGCTAAAAACCTGGCATGCCAGAATTAGGGTTAAGTAAATCCGATGCCTATTATAGTATAGTTAAGTATAGATTTTAATAATTATATTAAGTAATACTCACTATCCCTTATTTGTTATGTAGCAATCCGTGAATTGCCCTTTATATACTTATCTAATATATATACTTATCTGCTTAATAAGTTTATCTAATATAATAAGACTACTTATATAATAAGCATAGCCAAGCCGTTCCTCAACGGGGGGCACCTATCGAGGTCCGAACATAATAACTATAATAGGTTAATTAGTTTCTCTAGGCAAAAGCCTTATAATCTACAATTCCCTTAGTATAACAGTTCGGATACTGAGTTTTTTAGTATTCGGTTTTTGGCAGTTGCTAAGAAGCCTTATTGCTTCAGTATGCGAAAGGCAGGCGCAAGCAGTAAGTAAGCGACCATTACCAACAGCAATAAGGAAAGGGAAAGTTTCGTTTCATCTGTTGTCTTTTCTTTTTTTATGTTCGGCTTTTTCCGAACAGGAAAAGCGAACAGGTGGTAAAAATGAAAGCAAAAAAAGAAATAGTGGAGATAATG